ATCAAGTGGGGTTTGCGACGCCATCGGACATTCCAGATGGCATAAAAAGCGCCATTCTGCTGATGATCGCAGATTTATATGACAACCGGACAGATAGTGCAAGAGGGATACCTACGGCTTCAGTGAAAACGTTGATGCAATATCGTCTGCAAAGCTTTCGGTGATGCACAAAAAGTACTTCAATAAAAACGAGACGATAGGCGCTCTGAACCAAAGAGTGCAGTTTTGGAAACCTTTATACACTCAGAATGAGTATGGAGAGCCTGTTAAAAGCTACCAAGCTCAAGACCCAGTCTGGGCTAACGTGGACTACAAAACGACTAACTCTTCTGAGTACGTTAAAGATACCCGGGTGACTGCCCAGACTAATGTTCAGGTCTTTATTCGGTTCAACAAGGAGATTAACAACGAATGGAGGGTTGTACATAAAGGTGTGGAATGTAACATAATTTCAGTGTTGCCCGATCAGAAACGGAGGTACATGCTTTTAGAGTGCTTGATGGATGAACCAAACGTAGAATTTTAGCGGATGAGCCTGAACCAAGACATTGAAAGGGTCACTAAGCGCTTAAATAAAGCGTTGGACGACATTTCTGACGACAAGGCCCGGGAAGATATAAACAAAAGAGCCGGTAAATTTGTAGCGTTTGCTGCTTCAGCTCGAGCCCCTAGGCACGACAAGGTGCATTATGTTTACCACACACCTAAGATCAAAAAGAACCGTCGAGCTAAACGAGGCTCAGCTTTGAATTTTAGGACGAAATACAACCCTGGGAACTTGCAGTTGTCGATCCGCGTACTTAGCCTTAAGCAAGCTATCCGAGCTGTAGTCGGGCCCCGGTTTCTCCGCAGGCCTAGAGCTAAAGAGTATGGCCGCAACCGCCAAAATGTAAATGCGTTCTACGCTCAGATGATTTTCGGTTCGGCGAAAGCTTTCAGGGACAGGGTCATGGCCCCGGCGCTGGTCTCCCAAGAAGGGCGCGTCAGGAGCTTTATAAAGAAAGAAGTGGATAAATTAAAGCGCGAAGCTGCGCGGAGACACAACTTGTAATAATGAGCACAGGAAAGTTGGTACATGGGCTTTTATCTCCAGATGCTACTATACAGGGCATATTAGGCAATAAAATATTCCCAGTACAGATCCCGCAAAAAGACGCTTTCCCAGCTATGGTATATCGGCATTTAAGCCAGGATCCTACTTTGCTTAAAGACGTAAAATCCCCGATGGACACAGTGACAATGGAGCTGACTTTTTACACTAAATCCTACGAGGACAGCATGACTTTGGCAGGTCGATGTCGCGAAATTCTAGATTTTTTTACCGGCACAGTTAACACGGTGTCAGTAGATAAAATAAGATTTTTGGATCAAAATGATAATGATTTGGTTGAGGGTTATGGATTTTTTGTGACCCAACAGACTTACACCATAAGACTGATTAGATGAAAGTAAAAGTTTTACGTACCTTTACGATATTACCGCAAGGGATGACAGCTAAAGAAGGGCAAATCCTAGATTTAGCTTCACGCTACGCCCGACAAAAAGCGGAGCAAGGGTACGTAATGATAGTACCGGTCGAAGCCCAGGGCCCTGCGGGCCCAGCATACAGCAAAAGTAATCCGCCCCCTAAAAACAAGGAGGTGCAGCTGCCAGACGATGGCGTATTTGTAAACAGCCCTGTAGATGATTCCGAAAAATCAAATGACATGCATAAGGAGTCAAGGTGGGCAAAACTTAAAAGAAAATGGCTTCTACTGGAGTAATTAACGGCACTAATTTGCGCCTTTTTGTCGGCGCAGTCCCTATCGCATACGCGACTTCTTGCACGTTGTCCATAACTCGGGAGACCCGAGAGGTAATTCACAAAGACGCGCCGGGTGCCGGTTGGGCAGAAAGTGCGCCCGGGCAAAAATCAGGAACCTGTTCTGTCGACGCTCTTTACAATGAGGACGGCACCGTAAACGACAACGAAACGCCTAAGACACTCTTTGATGCTTTGAACAGCGGCACCTTACTGAACTGTACTGTTGAGACAGGAGAAGTAGGAGACAACATCTTTGCTTTTACCGCATACGTAACCGACCTTGAAGTCACCGCAGCGGTAGAAGAGAACGCAACGTACAGCGCAACTCTTACCATTTCTGGCACAATCACAATGTCGGCTACGTAAGGGGGCCCAGAGAAAGGATCTAGCATTTATTGACCAAATAATACAACAGCGATGACTCACGAAATCCAGGTTGGCGACGAACAGTTGCCAATCCTATTCAGTATGCGGGCGATTCACCACTTTTGCACGAAGCACAGAGTGACAGTCGGCCAGTCTTTCAACATGCTCGGCTCGGACGGCGAGGTAATGTCTATGAGCTACATGCAGCTTGCAGACCTGCTTTACTTTGGGCTTAAAGAAGGCCACCGGGTTTCAGGAAAGGAAGGTAAATTCCCGCTTAAGGATTCAGATGAAGCACTCGACTTATTTGACCGGCAGCCGGGGCTCCTTAAGCAAGTGGTGGAGCTATACAGCGCTGCGCTTTCGCAGAAGTGGGGAGTGGAAAAAAACGACCAGGCGCTGGAAAGCCAGCGCAGCGAAAAGACGAAAGCAAAGCCCAAGAGCTAGGAATAACCTTTAGTCAGCTGCACTATTATGCCTGTGGCATGGCAGGGATGTCGGAGTCTGATTTTTGGGCCAACGAGCCGTGGACCGTCCTTAATCGGATAAACGCTTGGTCTGAAATCAGATCTGAAAAAGAGAAGTCCGACCTTCGCCAGCTTAGCATCTTAGGGGCGTGGGTGCTTGCTCCGCATGCGAAAAAAGGTAAACAGCCTGCCCCGGAAAAGCTGATCCCCAGTGTCTGGGCAGACGTAGATGAGGTTAAGAAAACCGGGCCGCTTTCGCCGGAAGAGAAAAAAGCCAGATTTGCAAAGCATGACGAATTAATTAGGAAGCACTTCGAGAAGAACAAGAAATAGCCATGGGCCAGACATCTGATCTTAACGTAACGCTAGGGCTAGTGACCCGCAATTTTAGCCGGTCGCTAGACAAAGTTAAGCGCGACCTAAAAAGATCGGCTCGCGAGATGGAAGATGTCGGCAGGTCTATTTCGGAAATTATCTCTTTCCCAATTATAGGCGCCGGGGCAGCAGCTTTAAAATCTGCTGCTGACTTTGAGCAATACGAAAAAGCTCTCATAGCAGTCACAGGCTCTGTAGATGAGGCAGGAAAGCAGCTTACTAGGTTGCAGAAGATTGCAGAGGCCCCGGGCATCGGCTTTGATCAGGCGGTAAAAGCCTCCCTTCAATTGCAAGGCCTAGGTTTGCAGGCGAACGAAGCAGAAGAGGCAATCCGGCAAGTAGCCAATGTAGTTGCCGCTTCTGGCGGAGGGGCGCAATCTTTTGAAGGTGCCATCCGGCAGCTTAACCAGATCCAAGCTAAAAACAGGGTTTTGCAAGAGGATATAAATATCCTTTTAGAGAATGCTCCAACTCTCGGTAACGTCTTACAAGAAGCGTTTGGCGGTAAGACAGCGGAGCAAATTCGAGATGCAGGCGTAGACGGCGAAGAGTTTTTCGACACCTTGATCAAAAATCTGGCGAATATAGAGCGCGTTCAAGGCGGGCTGTTTAACACTTTTGAGAATTTCGGCATTGCAGTTCGTAAAGCGCTCGCCGATGTAGGTCAAGAGATTGATAAAATTGTAGGAGTGCAGGGGATTGTTAACTCTATCACGAAAGCCATCAACGATGCCGTCAAAACTTTTAAAAACCTGGATAAAGAGACGAAGGTGGCGGCTCTTAGGTTTTTGGCTTTAGCCGCCGCATTGGGCCCTATCGTTTTTGTGACTTCCCGAGCGGTTACTGTGTACAGAGGTTTCTTCTCGGTCATAGCTTCCGGGGCTAAAATCTTGGCCGCGACGGGCGCAAGATTACAACTGCTTGCCGCTGGCCAAGCCGCAACAAGCCAGGTCACCTTAAAAACATCAAAAAGCATCTCAGGCTTAATTGGGTCATTCAGGGCTCTAACTTTGGCTCAGCAAGCTTTAATTGCTCTGCCCATTGCTGCTGCGATAGCCGGTGCTGCCTTACTGTTCGACGAATACCGCACAAACGTGGCCGCAGCCAGAGCTGAAATAACAGTTCTGGATAACGCTCAAACTACAGCGCTGAAAACAGTAGCTTCAGAAGCAGGCGAGCTAGAAGCCTTGAAAGCCCAGCTCAAGGACACAAGCATTTCTCGCGGAGAGCAAGCCCGGGCAATTCAACGACTTAAGGATATTAACCCGGGGTACTTCGCCGACCTTGACACGGAGACATCTAAATATGAGGATGTAGCTGACGCCATCGACTCGTACATTCAGAAGATATCCCTGCAAGCTGAAGCAAAGCAGCTTGCCTCAGAGTTAGGACGGGTTAGCTTGGCGCTCAATAACAACGCCTTTTTTGCAGAGGAAGCAGAAAAGAACGTGAGTTCCTTAGATAAGGTTCAAATCGGGGTCGCTGGGGTATTTAGCAGCTTGACGAAAAACTTTTCCGGTCTTGCTAAAACTGTGGCCTCGGAAAGTAACGAAGCTTTTGAAGTGACTAAAACTTCTTTGACGCGTCAACAATCTGCCATAGAGGACAGGCTCGAGGAAATCCGGCGGCTGCAAGAAGGGCTTAGCGGCGGCAACACGGATGCCCCTGTAAGCCCCGCCCCAGTTGTGTCGCCTTCAGTAACTGACGGGGACTTCAAACCGGGCCGAAATGGCATAAACTTAGTTACGCAGCTCGCTATAGAAGGGACAAAACGATATGATAAATTTTCAACTAGCATCGGCGCGACTTTTAAAGAGGCGAAACTACTCGATACGTTAGATTTCCAAAGTTTTACGCCAGATCGATTTACTGATTTTGCCACCGCCTCAGAGATAGCTGAAGGTCGGGTGTCTTTGCTGAGAGAAGAGCTTAGGAGGATAGATCTTGCAGCTGAAGCTACCGGCGAAAGCCTCACAATGGAAGGGCAGCTGGACGTGTTAAAACAAAAACTGACTACCACCAAGTCTTTCCTGGCAGAGACAGCGGTGGAATTCGAGGGTAATACGGAAGCCGTTGCTGCCCTGCAAGCCATTTTGGCTCAGCTAAACATAGAGTACGAAAAAGCCAATAAAAACACAACGGATTTATCAGAGAAGTTCTCTAACTTTAAGGATTTAGCCCAGCAATTGTCTGAAGGCATAGAAAACTCACTGACAAGTTCATTTACTAGCTTTTTTGAAACAATAGCTGAAGGCGGCTCGGACGCGTGGGGGCAATTTCAAGACGCTTTTAAGCAGGCAATCAAAAACCTGATAGTTCAGCTGTTAGCGGCTATTGCGGTAGCCGCCACACTGGCTGCTTTGGTTTCAATTTTTGCGCCCGGGCTTGCTGCAAAGCAAGGGCTAAAAAGTTTCGGGTCGCTATTTAAGTTTTTCGGCAGCGGAGGCAGTCTTCTGGATTTGTTCCCCGGCAATGCCAGCGGCGGTATTGTAGGCCCGGGCTTCCCGAACGACACGTACCTGACCAGGCTTAGCTCTAGAGAAGCGATTATACCACTAGACCGATTACCTAGCCTTATTGAGCGCATGGGCGGCTCCGGATCTGCCAACTTAACTGCCACCTTGCGAGGGGAGGATCTAGTGCTCGCTTCAGACCGGGCAAGGCGAAAAATGGGAAGATAATGCCAGTACGTTTACGAGGGACATTTGTTAGTGAAAGAGGGCGCAAGTTCAGTATTGAGGTGCTAGATACCGAGTACGCAGGTGATTCTGTAGACGTTGAGATAGGCGGCGAAGGATTTCTCTTAACATATGAGCCTGAAGAAGAGCGCCCGGATGCAGCGTTAATACCCAGCTCATTGGAATTCACAGTAGTTCAGACAGAGTCGACCAGCTCGGATCTCATCTCTTTTCGAGATGATTATGCCTCCGCTACAGAGGAGCAGTTTAGGGTGAAAGTTGCCCGGGAGGACAATAGCCTGTATTGGGTCGGCTACGCCATGCCTGACCAACTGACTTATATTGACCCGAGATGGGCAGATACAACAGTAGACATCCGGATAACCGCCAAGGACGGTCTAAACCGGCTAAAAGGCATTTTGTATAACGATAGCGGGGCGCCTTATTCAGGCCGTGAGACGTTCAAAAATCACCTGTTTAATTGCCTAGAGAAGATTGGGCTAAACGACTTTTACAACCCAACAGACCCTTTCTTGACTGCTTTGGTTAGGTGGTATGAAGATCAAGATTTGACAGCAGATGAGTTTGTAAATGAAATGGATCGTACGTATGTAGATCACCTAGCCTACATATCGTACAATGATAACTCTCTAGAAGAGTATACAAGCACTTACGATGTCTTGAAAGACATAGTCACGTTATGGGGCGCCCGGCTGTATATTAAGGACGGCACATGGCGCTTTGAGCAGTGGAATGAATATCAGACTACCCCTAATGTTAAAAGACATGTGTACCAAAAAGACCGAGTTAAAGTAGGCACAGAGTCAGAGGTTAACCTAGAAGTCCGGGAAGATGCAGATGAATTTATCACAGCTGCCAGTGGAGTTTTCGGCACCTTACCGCTGGTCAAAGGCGTTGAGGTAACACACAAATCCAGAGACGATAGAAATTATCTACAGCAGTATCAGCAGTGGGATACAGACACTCCTGAAATACAAATTCAGTTGCCTGGAAAGGGCAAAAGCTACCTGATTAGGGGCAGTATTAAAAGTAGGGTTCTATTCGACGTTGCCACCGCGCCTTACATAGACTTGGTGGAAGCGCACGTTCCTGTCCACGCTGAGCTAGTACTTCAGATGACTAACATTAGCTCAGTCAACCCCATATCACTGTCCAGACCTGTTTTATCGATGTCTGGAGGGGCCTACAGTTACGATACTGCTTCATGGGACGGCGGCCAAGTTTCAATACTGATGCCTCTTCAAGTTTTTCCGGAGTATGTATATCTTAACTTTTCTTTTTTTACGCCACCAGTGCCTGACGACAACGACACTTTGGAAACTTTTACCTTCCGTATTGACTTTCTGCGCAGTCTAGATGTAGACGGGCAAGTGCCAGGGGCCCCCAATGCGGCTGTAGTAGAAGAGTTTGAGATCACGGATTTAAGTTTGCAAGTCATAAATGCTGACGGATCTTTTGTAGAAAGAGAAAGGAAAACACTTACTGGTCTTTCCGCAAATGCTTCAGGCGGAGAAGTGATTCAAAAGACAGTTTTGGTGGCAGACACGGGCGCTCAATATCTAGGATCTACAGGAGTTAGTATTTTAGTAGACGGTTCGCACGAATACACTGCAAGCTGGAAGAAAGGTCGCCCCAGTGCAGCAGAGCCTAATTTACTTCAAAGGCTTTTGGCGATAGAAATTTTCAAGAGGCACAAAACCCCGCTAAAAACTTTTGACGCTACTTTTTACTGTCGGAGCAACATAGGATACTCTGACGTATTTACGCTGACTACAGGCGAGCGATACGTCGCCTTGCAGGCGTCTTATAATAGTTTTCTCGATGCTTGGTCAGGGGTGTTTGCTTTTATTGGGCACTCAGATACTATCCCAGGAGGCACAACTACCAGCGAGGTGCCTACTATAGTGCAACCCCCAGGTCTTGCTGCTCCTAACAATAATGGAGCCTCTACAACTGCTGGGGGCGTTTCTTCAGCTATAGGAAGTTCTTTTCCAGATGGCGGGCACATTGTCAGTACAACTGGGAGCAGCACTTATAATGACGGGGATGAAATAACAGCAATAAGCATTAATGCCGCTACGGTAGATGGCTTATTGCAATCTGGGGATACTATCGCAATGGTAGATCGATCAACAGGCAACATTCAACATTTCACGGTAACTAGCGACTTACAGGCTGGCGACACGACCATATCAGTAAGCCCAGCGACTATATCAGGCAGTTTTAGGAGAAATAGCTATATTACGCTAGGCACTGGCGAGTTTGTGACGAACATCAGGCAGGGCAGCGCAGTACGATACGTGCAGAAGTTCGACAACCCGGCAAGCGAAACCTTGACGGTGACAGAGAACAACGGCACACTGCCGATCGATACGAACCTGATAGACGTATACTATAACGGCGTACTGCTATCTGAGACGGATGACTACAGTATTTCAGGCAGTGATATTCTGTTAACATTTAGCCCCAAGAGAAGGGTGATCGTTAAGTTTTGGATTATAGCCTAAAAGCCTTAATTTGCAACAGAAAATGATGGACACAACGAAGTTAATACTACTCGCCTTAGCGCTGCTCAGCGCTGTTGTTGCCTATGCGCAGCCTTCTACGCGCATTGACTTGACTCAGTTGGTAGGGCCTGCTGATGAAAGCAAAGTGAATTACATCATCACGAAGAATGATACAGCCTACTACG